TCTGCTCCTTGTGTAACCGCACTACTCAAATTTGCAATATTATCAGCTGGTTTTCTCTGACCAGTCTTATCAGTAAAATTATAAACCGCCACTGTCACTGGTTTGCCGTTTGATATTGAAGGAAACGAATGTAGTGTTTCCTTCATCGGTGTTTCCGCAATCTCAGGATCCCTACGGATAGTGGAATCCATCAAGGTTTGACACCCTGTTAGCAAAACAAGTGAACATATCATCACAAACCGAAGCATATTATGACCTAAAATCCAAATCCAGATAACGGTAATTCCAGTGTCGTTATAGTACCATTTGATTCACTAACTGTCATCGTTAGTGTCGTTCCATCACTGCTGTAATCAATAGTGTTACCCATAATATCTATCGTGCCACTATCTGATGCAGCCTCACCAAACAACTGGTCAGCCAGCTGTTTACTCAATTCGGCATAAACTCTACTCTCAAAATTTTTGAGGAATTTGTTTATGTTTGTATTTTCTAATTCTCGTTCTAATTCCCTTTGTGCTGCCGCCTTTTTCGCAATTATTTCTTGTTTTCTCTGAAATGTTAAATTCTCAATGGTCAGAACGTGTGAGCTATATCCGATACCATTAAATGCTGGCGATTTAAAACTGTGTTTCAGCTCTGAACCGTATGCAGTACTGATACCGAATAGGAATCCAATAATGAGACCCAACACAAATCCGAAAATACTTGCCTTGAATAGATCCCATCCGTCATAATAATAACGGACAGTCTTCATTGCCATTTCCCATGCTCTGGCTTCGTGTTCACTTTTCATTTTTCTTCCTCTCATCTTCCAACCTTCTTTGAAACTCAAGTATCATATTCAGTTTTTGATTGAGACGAATCAAGTCATTATCAAGCATACGGATACGGTCGATCAATCCGATCAGGGTTATATTGGCATCATTGATCACTGGGTCAATCTGTTTCGTTGCCCAGGTCCAAACATAATAAACGAAATAGCCAAGACCAACTGCTGCGACAATCGGAAAGCCAAAGTCTTTAATTAATTGTGCTATGTCCATTTTTTGTAGGCGTCCTTCATAACTGTCATTAGAGGTTCTGATTTAACCAGAACACCTTTACCATCGACTATGAAAATATCACCCTTTTTGAACATGCCTTTCTCGAGCAGTTCGTCTTCGGCATCACCCTTAATATGAATGTCGCCGTTCGAATTTGTTTCGATACTGTAATCTACCCATAAAGTCATTAGTCTTTCCTTGCGTCGTTTTTCCCATCGGCACGTGCGATTCTGTTTACATCTGGAGTAACATCAAATGCATTACTCATTAAAGTGTCGATCCGAATAATATCATGATTCATCGTTTGTACTCTATTATCAAGAGCACTGATGATCCCTTTCATTCGATTCACAGAATCCATAACGCCATCAAGAATAAAACGCATTGTCAGAAAGACAAAATAGCCACCAGCCATCGCAGCTGCTATAGGGAAACCAACTTCGGATATTAGCTTAAAAGCGTCTTCCATATCAGGTCTCCTTCACACTATTTATAAATAATATGGTTAGCGGAGGCAAATAATGACTTTTGAAAACAGATGTAATAATTGCAACCATACTTGCCATTGTGAGGATATCGTCTGCAATCATCCAATCGGTGTTGGTCTGTCAGATAAATGGCAGCCATGTGGATGTGGTATTTGTGAATGTAACAAAGAACAGATCAAACATCCAGATTGGGGATAAAATGCCAGATCAGGTAAAGACCGACGTAGAAATACTCAAAAGAGATATGGAACTCTTAGCTGGGTTAGCCGAGAAGTTCGACGATGCTATCGAGCGCCTGGCGGATATTAGCACGTCGGTAGATAAGATGCTTGCAGTCCATGAGATGCGATTACAAAATCAAGAACAGCAACGTGAAATTATACATCAGAGAATTAGTGATATGAAAAAAGAAATGACAGATGAATTTAGATTATTACGAGACGAAAACCGCAAACAGCACAGCGAGACAAATGAACGACTTGCGAAACTAGAACGCTGGCGCTGGTTCGTTGTCGGTGTTGCGACCGTCATTGGTTTCCTCGTTGCGCAAATGCCAGTTTTATCTAAATTATTTCAATAATCTATTTACTTTACCGATAACCATGTTATAATAGGCCTTGAGCCGTTTTTATGAGGTATTGGTTATGTCTGGTTGGATTGATGTAAAGTATGCTAACCTTCTCTCTGTTCAGTTAGAGAATTTTAAGGTTAAGAAAACAAATCCCTATCTTGCTAATTGTAGATGCCCTCTCTGTGGTGACAGCCAAAGGGATCGGAAAAAGGCAAGAGGTTATATCTATCAAAAATTAAATGCTCTGTTTTACAAGTGCCACAACTGTAGTGCTGGTACTACTCTTGGTAATCTGTTAAAGCAGGTAAATCCTTCTCTATATGATCAATATAAACTTGAAAGATATAAAGAAGGATTTGATATTGGTAATGCGGCCAAACCACATTCAAAAGTAGAATTTAATTTTGAAACTCCAATGTTTCAGGAGAAAAGTCCTCTTGAAAGGTTGCTGACTCCACTTTCAGAATTACCAGATCATAATCCGGCAATACGATATGCCAAATCGCGTAGAATTCCTCGTGATAATTTTTCGGATTTATACTATATTGATGATGTAAAGAGAATCGAAGAACTATCACCAGAATATAGAGATAGGATTCCTGGTATTGAACCGAGGCTGGTTTTGCCATTCCGTAATCGTTCCGGAGATTTGATTGGGATTACATGTCGAGCACTTGGCAAAAGTAATCTGAGATATTTGACTATTCAAGTTGACAATTCGGAACGAATGGTTTATAATCTAAACAATATTGATACATCACAGACCGTTTATTGTGTAGAGGGACCAATTGATAGTTTATTTTTACCAAACTGTATTGCCGTAGCATCAGCAGATTTGGAATCCATACATAATATTATACCGAAACATAATACAACCTTGGTCTTTGATAATCAACCTCGAAATGCAGAAGTTGTAAAAATTATGCGCGGTTCTATGGAAAATGGATGGAATGTAGTGGTGTGGCCTGACACCATAGTTGAAAAGGATATTAATGAAATGATAATGGCTGAAAAAGATCCAGTCGAGATTCTCGATGTGATAAATAAAAACACCCACTCGGGTCTATCCCTACGAATGAAACTTAACGCTTGGAGTAAGTGCTGATGAATGTACGTCTTATATCTTATTCTCAAGCTCCAGAGAGTGATTTTATTGGCCTTAACGATATTCAAGATTTGGTAGCTTATTGCGCTCGGGTATCCAATCCAGGTAATCAAAATAATTCTGATACATCGGCAAAACTCATTCAATATCTGATTAAGCATAAGCACTGGTCTCCGCTCGAGATGGTGAGCGCATGTCTAGAAATTGAAACAACTCGAGATATTGCCCGTCAAATTCTTCGTCACCGATCATTTTCTTTTCAAGAGTTCAGCCAACGATATGCAGATCCTACAAAGGATCTTAAATTTGTTACTCGCGAGGCAAGACTACAGGACGAGAAAAACCGTCAGAATAGTGTGGAGGTGGATGATCCCAAACTGCAACAGGAATGGGATACACTTCAGCAGATGGTAATCGAAGATGCTCGTGCTGCATACCAGTGGGCAATTAGTAAAGGTATTGCGAAGGAACAGGCTCGGTCAGTATTACCCGAAGGTCTCACAATGTCTCGCATGTATATGAATGGTACTCTTCGTTCATGGGTTCACTACATCGAGCTTCGATCTGCGAATGGAACTCAAAAGGAACATATGGAAGTCGCACAGGCTTGTGCGGTAGAAATTGCTAAAATCTTTCCGTTGATGGAGAGTTTAGGTGAGTGAGTTTTACGAATTTTTAAAAGAGTCAGGTGCCGATACATTAAATCATAGTGGCAGAACTCTATTTGATCATCTCGTAGGTGTCGAGCAATTATTAAAAAAGCATGGAAGGTCGGAGACTGAACAAAAGGCTGGATTATTTCATTCAATCTATGGGACCGAATATTATACAAAATCTGAATCTTTGAATATTCAGAGAGACAAGATAAGAGAATTAATTGGAGAGCAGTCGGAATTGCTCGCATTTCTTTTTTGTAAAACAAAGGGACGGACACAGCGCATCGTCGAGGATGATTGGTTTCGTGAGCCAGAAAGAACGCAGTTACGTTGGATTGAATACTGCAATTTAATTGAACAAAATCCAGATAGAGCTAATCGTTGGGTCGATATGTTAGAAGAAAAGTTGAAAATTAATGGCTGATTTACAAGTATTACCTATATTTCCAACTCCGTTTGGTATTATAAATTTTGGTGAGCAGGCAAGAGAATTGAATAAAACTCTTGTAAAAAACATTGATGATGAGCGATTAAAGCATCAGGTTGAAACGGAAACAAGAACCTTTTCAGGTACACCGGGTGCTTGGCAATCAAAATTAGGACTTGAAAATCATTACGATAGTTTTAGTTTACTTAGAGATCTTGTACATCAAATTGCATTACCTACTCTTACTCAGTTTGGTTGGAATCCAGACTTTATAAATGAATATACCACAACCGGTAACTTTTGGGCAAATGTAATTTTTGATAAAGGCGGTTGGTCTCAACCACATACACACGGCAATGGGAATACATTATTGGCTGGAGTTTACTACCCAAAAGGAAATGAGATTGTTGAAGATTTAAATAAATTTAATCATACTGATGTGATGTCGTCGAGTGTAACAGTGCGTGAAGAAGGCTGTCTTGTTCTACTTGATCCGGCAAGAGGGGTTAAAGGACAAGTAAAGGGTGATATAGATTCGTTACGTCATCATCCGTATTACGGAAGTAGTATATTTATTCGTCCCCGGGAAAGTCTACTTGTCCTGTTTCCGGCTTGGCTAGAACATTATGTAACACCGGTTTTAACTACCGAAAAAAGATATAGTATTTCGTTTGGTGTAAATAAAAACAAAGCAAGAATTAAAGAGGATATTTAAATGGAACATATGGGCATCACCATCGATCCAAACCGAGATACATTATTTGATGAACTCGGCACACTACGTCTTAAAGAGTCATATATGATGGACGATGAGATCAGTCCGCAGGAGAGATTCGCATATGTTTCAAAAACTTTTTCTAGCAATCCTGAACACGCTCAGCGTTTGTATGATTATGTTAGCAAGCATTGGCTTTCTTATTCTACCCCTATTTTATCTTACGGCCGTAGCAAGCGTGGGCTACCTATATCTTGTTACCTCAACTTTATTAATGACACAGCCGAAGGACTTGTAGAGAATCTTTCAGAAACTAATTGGCTGTCCATGTTAGGGGGTGGAGTTGGAATCGGTTTTGGTATTCGTTCTGCTGATGACAAGTCTACTGGTGTCCTTCCTCATCTTAAAATGTATGATGCTTCTAGTCTTGCTTATCGTCAAGGTCGCACTCGTCGTGGTTCTTACGCTGCTTATCTGGATATTTCTCATCCAGACATTCTCTTATTTCTCGAAATGCGAAAGCCAACCGGAGACCAGAACTTCCGTTGTCTCAACTTGCACCATGGAATAAATATTACGGATGATTTTATGCAGTTGATCGAAAATTGCATGACTGATCCAGAATGCGATGATACATGGGAGCTGAAGGATCCACACACAAAGGAAGTGCGTGATACCGTTTCTGCTCGTGATCTTTGGCAGCGTGTGCTTGAAATGCGTATGCAGACAGGTGAGCCATATATCCATTATGTTGATGAGTCAAACCGTAAGTTACCCCAGTGGCTCAAGGATGCTGGTCTTTCTGTAAATCAGTCTAATCTTTGTTCTGAAATTATTTTACCGACCAATAAAGATCGCACAGCTGTTTGCTGCCTTTCGTCGGTAAATCTTGAATATTTTGATGAATGGTCAAAAGACAAGAAGTTCCTTCGAGATATTCTGGAGATGCTCGACAATGTTTTACAGAAGTTTATTGATGAAGCTCCCGATAGTATTTCTCGTGCTAAGTACTCAGCCATGCGTGAGCGGTCAGTGGGAGTTGGAGCACTTGGATTTCATGCATATCTTCAGAGGAGAGGAGTGCCATTCGAATCTGCCCTTGCTAAATCCGCTAACCTCCGAATGTTTAGGCATATCCGAAAAGGACTTGACGAGGCTAATAAAAAACTGGGAACGGAAAGAGGCGAAGCTCCAGATGCAGAAGGAACCGGACTCCGTTGCAGTCACGTTATGGCAATCGCCCCAAACGCCTCAAGCTCAATTATCATGGGAAATACCTCTCCCAGCATTGAACCCTGGAGAGCAAACGCCTATCGTCAAGATACTCTATCGGGAGCATTTCTAAACAAGAACAAGTATCTTGACAAATTGATCAAGGATAAGTGTGACGTTGATGATTCACTTAACTATGATAAAATCTGGTCAAGCATTATTGCAAATGACGGTTCAGTTCAGCAGTTAAAATGTCTCGATGATTATGAGAAAGATATATATAAAACATCGATGGAAATTGATCAACGTTGGGTGATTGAACATGCTGCTGACCGTCAGCAGTTTATTGATCAGGCGCAGTCATTAAATGTTTTCTTTCGTCCAGATGCAAATATTGCATATCTACATGCAGTTCATTTTCTTGCTTGGAAAAAGGGATTAAAGACTATGTACTATTGCCGTTCAGAAAAGATTGGTAAGGCTGATCGAGTGTCAAAGAAAATCGAACGGCAGATTATTCAAGAAATTGATATGACAGCGATTGCTGCAGGAGAGGAATGTTTAGCATGCGAGGGGTAAAGGTTATCACAGGCGAGGCTTGTTGGTATTGCGATCAAACAAAGAAACTCTTGAATGAGCATAATATCGAATATGAAGAGGTAGACGTGTTTGAAGCATCTGCTACAATGCAGGAATACAATCTCAGAACAGTTCCCCAAATCTTTGTAGAGGGCGAACTATTCGACGGCGGTTACACAGGATTAAAGGAATACTTCGATGGCAAATAAGCTCAAGCTACAGGATGAAAGAGATTATTTTAAGCCATTTCATTATCCTTGGGCATATGATATGTGGCTCAAGCATGAGCAGTCACACTGGCTTCATACTGAAGTGCCTATGATGGAAGATATTAAAGACTGGAAAAATCGTTTGACGACCGAAGAAAAGTATTTTCTTACGAATATCTTTCGGTTCTTTACACAGTCAGACATCGATGTTGCAGGTGGATATGTAAAGAATTATCTGCCTAACTTTCCACAACCAGAAGTTCGTATGATGCTCACTGGATTTGCAGCACGAGAAGCACTACATGTTGCTGCCTATTCTCATCTGATTGAATCTCTTGGTATGCCCGAAACTACATATAATGAGTTTCTTGAATATGATGCCATGCGTGAAAAGCATGAGTACTTTATATCAAAGGTGGACAATGGTGCTATTCTTCCTGTAAAGATGGCAGCTATTTCCGCCTTTACTGAAGGTCTTGCTCTGTTCAGTTCATTTATCATGCTCTTGAACTTCCCTCGGCACGGCAAGATGAAGGGTATGGGTCAAATTGTAACATGGTCAATTGTAGATGAGACACAACATGCTGAAGGAGTTATTAAGCTATTCCGCACATTCGTTGAAGAAAATCGTGAGGTGTGGAATGATGAAACTAAATCACAAATCTATACAATTGCAACTAAAATGGTTGAACTTGAAGATAAGTTTGTGGATCTGGCTTTCCAAATGGGCAAGGTCGAAGGGTTACGTGATTACGAAGTTAAAGAATACATCCGATACATCGCAGACAGGCGATTGATCTCGATGGGGATGAAAGGCATTTACAAGGTCAAGAATAATCCTTTGCCATGGGTTGAAGCAATGATTAATGCACCGACACACACCAACTTCTTTGAGAACCGAGCAACTGATTATGCAAAGGGTGCTTTGAGTGGTTCTTGGAATGAAGTTTGGGCAAACTAAGGAAGGGTAATGAAAGAAGAAGCATTCCAAGAAAGACTTGCAGCTGGATTGAAGGTTGAAGATCCTGATGATATGACACCTCGATACCGAGATGTTCTTGTAAATACAATCCATATTGCAGCTGATCTTGAAGTAGTCACACTACCAACTTATTTTCCAGCAATTAAAACATCACCAACACTCAGTGATAAAATTGCAGTAGCATCATCTTGTCAAGATGAACTTGGACATGCTCAGGTGATGTATCGTTTGCTTGAAGATTTCGGATATGATACCCATGAATTCTTATTTGAACGTGACCCAGAAGAATGGCGTACATTTCAAATGCTAGAGTTCCCTCACGAGGATTATATCGAAACAGTTGTGAGTATGTGTTACGGCGACCGAGCCGGATATATAACCACAATGGATCTCGAAGCTCATTGTAGTTATGCTCCTCTTGCACGTGGGCTTCGAAAGGTAAACTTTGAAGAAACATTCCATGTAAAACATGGTGAACGATGGGTAGAGTTTTTCTGGAATCATTCTGATGAAAGCAGACAACGAGTTCAGGAAATGGTAGACTTTTATTTCCCTCTCTGTGCTGCTTGGTTTGGTTTGCCCGATGAACTTAAAACTAGAACCGATCAGCAGAAATATAAAATCCGTGGATCAACTAATGATGAGATGAGACAGATCTGGTTGGAAAAGGTAGTACCATTCAGTGAAAAGGTTGGTATTAAGATCCCGGCACATTATGATTCTGAGATTGGTAAATATGTATTCGATTATGAAGCACCCATTTATCTCGACGAAGAGACCCGTAAATGGGATTATAATAAAACTATAACTTGGGAAGAACAACTCAAGATTTGGAAAAAAGGTAGCAAACACAAGGTTCCTAGTATTACTGAAGTACAAACAGAACGCTGGGGATCAGAGTTGTGGTAAAGGAAGGGTACAAATGGCGCCAGTAAAACAAGAAATATTATGTGATGACTGTCTCGCCGAATTTGAAATTAAATTTGACGAAGAAGAACACGAGCCTGTATATTGTCCTTTCTGCGGTGCTGATTTAATTTGGGATGACGACGAAGAAGACGATGACGAATCTGAACTAGATGACTGGGATGATCCAGATAATGATGAATACGAATAAAAATACAAAGATTGTAGAAAAATTTGCACGAGTTCCTGCAAGTATGCGTTCATACTATATTATGAAGTGGGCAGAAGAAACTGGCATAGACAGCGATGACGCAATGAAACTTGCTGGCTATGTAAAAGACGGTTACATGGGCTCTGGTGCTTACAGATGGAAATACATTGGTTAGTCAACGAATGACATGGTACTATAATGGAGAACCTTTTACCAGTGAAATGATTGAAGATAATATCGGTTTCGTATATTGTATAACCGATACTCGTAATGGACTGAAATATATTGGTAAGAAGGGATTGATATCAAAACGCAAGATGCCACCACTGAAAGGCATGAAGCGAAAGAGAACGAAGATAGTGGAAACAGACTGGCAGACCTACTATGGGTCGAGCGAGACTGTTAAGATGCTTGTCGAAGAACATGGTCGTGAGATGTTTCATCGTGAAATTCTACGGTTGTGTAAATCAAAAGGACAGATGAGTTATTATGAAGCCAAGTTGCAGTTTGAAACAGACTGTTTATTGAAACCTGAAAAATATTATAATGAGTTTATTGGATGCAAAATAAATCGTCGTCACTTGTTGACAAAGAACTCCGAATAAAATATAATATAGATAAGTTTGATAAAAAACCCACACTCGGTAATCCTGGTGAATCATGGGATATGTTTATCGTTCGTAAAATGAGAGAAAAGCGACTGTATAATGAAGCACGGAAAGATCTGGGGAACTACTGAAACCCTGCTAACGACCTCGATGCTCGAGGTTCATCGCATTGATATTAATCCAAGATCACAATGCTCGTTACATAAACACGAGTTTAAATATAATATGTTCTATGTGATCAAGGGTAAGCTCGACATCGAGGTACATAAGAACGACTACGATCTTGTAGATACAACGACTCTCTTTCAGGGTCAATTTACATCCGTAGCTCCGAATGAGTATCATATGTTCAAGACTGACAACGAGCCGGCCCAGGCTCTTGAGGTCTATTACTTGAATGAAATTTCTGAAGATATTGTACGTAAAACGGTAGGTGGTATTCGTGGTTGATGTCGTATGTGTTAAGTGGGGAACTGAGTATTCGGATGACTATGTTCGTATTCTGAAGGCAATGGTAGAGAGAAATACTACCGTCCCATTTAACTTCAAAGCTTTTACTGATAATCCAATTGAGGGTATTGATACATATCCATTGCCCGAAGGTCTGCAAGGGTGGTGGAATAAACTCTATCTTTTTTCAAAGCATCATACATATAATAAGGTACTTGACAAACGGGTTGTCTATCTTGATCTTGATACAGTAATTACCGGTAACATCGACTTCTTTCTGAATTGGAACGAGGGCGAATTTATGGGTATTGAAAATCTAGGTGTCAATAACAAATATGAAGATGGGACTCAATATCATAATGTTTTGCAGTCAGGTGTGATGGCATGGGAAAGAGATTGGGCTCATTTTATCTACGATATATTTGTAGATAGACAGGAAGAAATCCTACAGAAAGTCCGTGGTGATGGTGAACTGCTGCATGATATTTTTCGGCAATTAGCTTTACCAGTACATTTATTCCAACACACTTGGCCAGGTAAATTGAAGTCATATAAGTATGAGGTATATGAAAACGGATTGGATAATGATACGGCTATTATTTGCTTTCATGGTACACCACGACCACATGAGGCAATTGGACCTGAATCCACATTTCCATGGGGTGTCGAATTTGTAGCCAATCCATGGGTAGGAGATTATTGGAAACTATGAAATTTGCAATCTTAACACCAAGTCGTCAGAGACCTGGCCGACTCGATAATTTTATTCAGTCGGTACACGGTCTTGCAAATGACAAGGGCCGAGTCTTTACTTATAACTATATTGACTCTGATGATCCTCGAATTAAGGCTTACGAAGAGTATCAGCACAAACAACCAGTAAATAATATCAATCATATTGGTGAGCCGCAATCAGTCTCCAAATCTTGGAATGTAATTGCTCAGAAGGCAGTCGATGACGGTGCCGATGTTTTAATTATGGGCAACGACGATATGCTCTATCGTACTCAGGATTGGGATCTTTTACTTGATAAGGAGATAGAGAAATTCCCAGATCATATCTATTGCATGTGGTTCGAAGATTTAATCAATGGCTCGAATCACTGCGCCTTTCCAATCGTATCGCGTGTGTGGTACGAGACACTGGGCTACTTTGCACCAGGGATTTTCAATTTTGGTTACAACGACACGTGGACCTTCGACATCGCAAAAAGAATTGGTCGGACTCACTTTATCCCACACGTCGTAAATGAGCATCTACATTTTACCACTGGTAAATCCGGTGTCGATGAAACGACTCAACGTAACAGAACTACGGAACGTGGTAACCTATATGAACTCGACAAGGTAATCTTTGAACAATCAGCTGAAGAAAGGGCAAAGGCGGCTCTTGGCCTATTGCAGATGATGGATGGACCAAATGAAAAATACTAAAATCTATGAACGAAATCCAGATACTGGTGTAATACGTTGGCGATATATTGGTGACTATGGTAATGAAAAGGTATTAACTGATGACGAAGTGGGCAATTTACAGAATACATTACGGCCTCGACTTTCTGAAACAGTCGATTGACTCGATCAAGAATTCAGTCGATAAAGTCTTCGTAATTTATTCAGTCCATCCATGGGTATATAGAGATACCGTAAATTATATGGGTGTCGAGATTCCCATGCATCCTTTACCGGATGATGTTTTTCAATTTATGTACGATAACTATCGAGCAAAACAAAAGGTATCCTATTGGCGTTCTGAATTTACTACACCGGCAAACCAGTTTCGCCTATTGTATGACCAGTGTGTAGAAAGGGAAGGAAGTGAACCTGATATGGTTCTGTTTATGGAGCCAGACATGGTGTACTATAAACCAATGGTCGATGCTCTATTTGAAGAACTGGATCAGCGAAAGGATATTCCATGCTTGGGTTCATTGCAGATTGAGCTATGGAAAAATACCGAATGGAAAATCCCACAACGAGATAGAATCGGCCCGATGATTTGGCACACGAAACGAGCACCAGATTTTAAAACTCATTTTGGAACTTGGCACCCACAATATCAATTGGCAAGTTCATATGTTCAGAATTATAATTTTGGGTTCTGTCTAAATAGTACCACAATGCTATATAAGCATCTGACTGCAATTAATTTTTCTGCTGCAATCGGTGATTCAATTCCATCTCAAGAATGGTATATGGAAAAATGGTTAAAGTGGACCCCAGAAACCACTGATTTAGAAATTGCTGAAAAATGGAAACATCTTATTCCTAGAGCAGAGATATATAATATGCCAATCGAAATGAAGACACAAATGGAGTTGTCATGCCCAAGGTGATTCGAGAAATTAAAATACCTGGTGATGCAGGAATTGTAAGTCTGGTAGATACAGACGGTAAAATTACAATCCATCGGTTTGCCGCCAGAGGAAAAATCAATAACAGAATTTCAAATTATGAATTGCTAGATAACAATAACGTATCAGCATTAATTCCACTAGATCTTGAATATGGAAACAAGATTCTTGATCGGATTGAGAAAGGTGAAAACTACTCCAATGTTTTTATCTTTTATAAGGATAATGTTACTGCAGAGTTTAAGATACCAGAAAAAAGCGAAGAGGAACATAAATATACCTCTACTGGTATTAAATTTTGGCGTCATGCCGAACAGATGATTAACTATAGAACTGGTGGTCCTCATACCGTCATTTCAACTCATATTTCGCCGGAGGGTACCTGTAATCTTAAGTGCCCATACTGCTCCGTCACATACCGCGATACACATAGCCGCCTTGATATGGAAACCATACAGGATTATGTACTCAAACTTAAATCACGCGGACTGAAGGCAGTTATTCTTACAGGTGGTGGCGAACCTACAGCGTATAAGAAATTTAATGCGCTTGTGCGCTGGTTAAAAGAGCAAGACCTCTCCGTTGCTCTCATTACAAATGGAACACTGACCAGACGAGTCGACGATGATGTTTGGAAAATGTTTTCCTGGATTCGTGTCTCCATTAACATCTTCAATGGTTGGCAAAATGCAATTGGTCTACCGAAAGATAAGATTGATTATGAAAATACTATCGTGGGCTGTTCGATGGTTTATACCGTTGAACACGAAGATTCAGATGAGGTAATGACTGATCGACTTGAGCTTCTACGAAAGGCAAGTCTCGTAGCGGATCGGTGTGGTGCACAATACATTCGATTATTGCCGAACTGTCTACTCTCTCAGTACGATCTGATCCGTCAGCACCATTCACTGGATAATACCTTGAAAGAGCTAGACGATCCACGGTTTTTTCATCAATACAAGATTCACGGTGCGCCACGATCAGCAAAATGCCATCAGGCTCATTTTCGCCCATACCTATCTGAGGAAATTCATAAGGAAACTGGTAAACCTGGAACCGTTTATCCCTGTGATTCAGTTGTATTGAATGATGGATACCAACACTTTGCTGAGGAATACCAGCTCTGTCACGCCTCAGACATACTCGACTTTATTGATAATAAGGTCAAACAGAAGTTTAATGCAAGAGATAGATGCACGGGTTGTGTATTTACGGAAAATGTAAATATGCTCGACGATTGGGTAAATGGTAAATTAAATCGGCTTGATGAATTTGATGACCCTTTGATGCACGAAGAGTTTGTTTGATGTCAGAATTTTTTGATAAGAGTTATTACGAAAGTGGCCCGCAAAGTGGAAAATCATTGTATCAGAATTATCGTTGGATTCCGGAACTTACCATTCCGTTGGCTCATCATGTTGTCAGATTTCTTGATATTCAGCCTGGCAATACTGTTATGGATTTTGGCTGTGCTAAAGGTTATCTCGTTTATGCACTAAAACTACTAGGTGTTCAGGCGCACGGCGTTGATATATCTAAATATGCAATCAGCCAAGCACCGAAAGAGATTAATGGATCGGTTAGGGCCATTGAACCATATTCGAACGATTTTATCTATACTGATTTTCTACTTGCAAAGGATATTCTAGAGCACATTCCATATGACAGTCTTGATAGACAAATGGAGATTCTCAGAGAAAGGTGCAAGCATATCTTTGCTATCATACCTCTTGGTAAAAATGGTAAATACATTATACCAGCATATGAGATGGATCAGTCTCATTATATCCGTGAGGATATTGATTGGTGGAAAGATAAATTCAAGAGGGCAGGTTTCAATGACTGCTCATTTTCAACCGACCTAGGTGCCTTTAAACAAAATTGGCAGGAGGTCAATGATAAAGGAAACTTATTAGCATGGGGATTTTAAAATGAAAGTTGGTTTTGTGGGTGTCGGCAAACTCGGCAAGGATGCCGCTGAGGTACTTGATGAACATTATGATGTGACCGGATACGATGTTCGTCCAATTCCTGATACCACTATCAAAATGGAATATAATCTTGCAGATGCGGTTCGTGACAAGGATATAGTTTTTATTGCTGTTCCAACTGCTCATCATCCAGATTATGATGGTCGATATGCAACGTCACATCTACCACCAAAGGATTTTGACTACAGTATTGCAATCCAGGCTACAACTCAAGTCGATCAGTACGTTGACGAGGGTACACTCATTGTCATGATTAGTACTATGTTACCTGGTACTGTACGACGAGAGATCGCTCCTATCGTCACCAGAGGTCGATTCATTTATAATCCATATCTTATTGCGCAGGGTACAGTTAAATGGGATATGAAAAACCCGGAAATGATTATGATCGGAACCGAGGATGGTTCAACGACTGGTGATGCAAAACTCCTGGCCGATTTTTATCAGCCCATGCTTGAAAAGGAGACGAGGATCGAAATCGGTAC